AAAGAGTATGTTAACAAGTCACAATCGGGCAATCTCTCAACCTTGGTTATATCGCCCAGATTGGGAGTCTCGCCGTGAATCGCGGTGTACGACGCTATCGCGTGCTTGTCTATCTCGCACATCGCCACCGCTTCGTATTTCATACCGAGACGGTCGAGTGCGCTCCTCTGAGCGCCGATGCCCGAGAACAATTCAACGATGCGTATCACAGTATCACCTTCGTGGGTATGGCGCCGAGCACCGGCATATCGGTCATGCGAGGTGTTCCGAACACCACCAGCGCGGACGGGAACGGCGCACTGCTCTTGGCTTTGCCGAAACACAGACGGCCGGAGTACAGACGTATCTCGGAAGCTTTCATCACATAGTCGTGCCACCATCTGGTGTCCGTCCTTGCGGGAACAAGACAAACGCAAACCCCGGTCTTGCCGTGCTCGTACGCTTTAGCGACCCAGTCGCCTATGACGCGACCGTACGGGGAATTCATCCATACCGTTCCTTCCCATTTCTGCGACAGCCCGTCGTCCTCTTTCGTGTAGTACCGCGAACACTTATGATTCTCGCGGGTGGCACACACGTCCAAGTCGAACGAGAACTCGGCGTTCAGCCTGTCGAACAAGTCCTGCGGGGTAGCCCACTCGTCGGTGTCCGAGGACATCATCCCTCTGGTCATGACGGTCATTCCGACACCTTCTTCAGCTTGGTGCACATCCACATGTCCGTGTCGTTCTGGTAGATGTTCAGCGCGTAATACGGCACCTCGTTGTACAGATACGGCGATGATGTTTTCTTACAACTCACCGAATAATACATACATCCGTGCGCCACGTTGTCCAAGAACGCGACCTTCACGCTTTCCGCCATGAGGTGCGGAGTCTTCGATCTTATGAAAAGATGGTTGAGGTCTATCGGTGCGGAGATGCTCACCGTCCTGCACCTCTTCATGCGCTTTACTATATCAGCCAAAATCTCGTCGGTGTTCATTCCGGTGCCCCCGCATAAGCGTACTTTCTAACGCCCGTTTCATATATTATGCCTTTTCCAAGCAGGATGTCCAATATCATTTCGTAAGTCAGATTGCCTACCTTTACGTGCTTCGGGTTGACTTCGGTGCCCATCTCAAGGTTTTTCCACAACTCATGCGCAGCATTGGCGACGGTGCCGCCATACATTATGATAATCTGTTCGGGTCTCGGCGGTAACGACGACTTCAAGTCGAGCGTTCTCTCGTCGAATATGAAACTCGTCGCCGAAATCTTACGTACCGTGAGATTCAGCCTGTTGTTGATTCTGCGTACAAGACCTTTGCGGGACATGCGCGACTGCGAGCCGATGCCGTTCTCGTTACAATAGCAAATGTAGTCGTCATACACATCATCGCGGTTTCTCCCCCGTGGATTGATTTCCGCCAGCCAATCGGATATGTGGTCGTTCGCCCTTTGCGTTTCCTCTTTGGCTTCCTTGACCGAACTCGGCTCGGTGAAATGCCCGCGGTCCATCGCCTTCTTGATTGCAGAGACTCCCAATCTTATCATGTACTCGGCCGCGCCCTCGGTTGCGAGACGGTCGGCTAAGCCGTAGTCGGCCGTGGACTCGTCGAAGTAGGCATCGAAGGGTATGACTATCATGCGGTCCATGACCGCGCCCGTGGGGTCGTTGACGCGAGGGATGTCATTAGCTGAGAAGATGGATGTCGCATATGGCCGGAAAAAGAACACGGGTTCGTTCTTCTCGGCGGCCTGTATCGACTCGCCCGACACGATTTTCTTGAGCAAATCCACCTCTCTCATGTAGATGTCGGATATGTCATCGCCTATGTTTGCAAGCATCCCATATAAGCGCACGCGGGAGAATTGCACTTGATAGTCTTGAATCGACAGATTGGAAACGTTGTCTTTGCCTATTACGTAGTTCAAGAAGTCAAGGAATGTTGATTTACCGTTGCGCTTTCCGCCTGTGAGTATGAAGAATTTACGCAGTTTCAACGTTCTCAGTAAACAGTAACCTACCATCTCCTCGAGCAACGTGCGCATGTCGCGGTTGTTGCATGTGATGTTGTCCAACATCAAATCCACGTCGTGATTGTATGCATGGGGGTTGTACGCATGCGGTATGATGTTGAGTATGATTGTATCGACGTTAGGTTCGGAGACAGTCATGGTATTAATGTCGAGAACTGTGTTTTGAAAGCGTATGAGGTTCGGTGGCGATTCGGGGAAATGCGGCGAAATCAGATTCAGATAATTCAGAAGCCTGTTCACCACATCGTTGCGCTGACTCAATGACAGCCCCGCATCCATGTAAGATATGATGCCGACCAACGCATTCCTGCCGGAGACGTATTTGTCGTGGAAGTATGCGGTGGGGCGGCCGTTGATGTAACGTATCGAAAACGTGTTAATCATCTGAATCATGAAATCATGAGGTTGGAATTTACCGTGTAAATACCAAGGATGAGTACGTAATCCAGTGTCGTGATCCACTGCAATGTTGTATGTACGCGAATCCTCGTTGGGGTGCATAATGAAGTCAAAGCTTACAGGGTATAAATAAATATCGAAATGCGGAGAGGCGACCAAGAATTGCACTCCAACGATTACCTCTCCACTTGCTGTTATATTTTACGAATATAAGATTGTATTTGTATAGTAAATTGAATTATTTGATTGTCAAAAGCTAAATGGAATTAATGGAATAAATAAAGAGTATTTAAATGGTATATAAATAAAAAAATTAATTCCATTAATTTCCATTAATTACCTCGGCACAAATTATTCCGTTAATTCCATTAATTTATGAAGTTGAATATCACATGAAAAGGTCACGATCTAGCGGTGAGTTGCACTCTCGAATTATTTTGAATGTATTAAAATATTTAGATGCGTTCAAAGATTTTCATGCGACCGGGGAGTTTTAATAACATTTCGAGAATTGTTATTAAATTCCCAAGATGTTAATCGTTAACTTCTTCGACCGAATTTGTTAAACAGAATTAGATGAATATATAAATAGCATATATACTCCCCGGACTAATTCCAGTAATTCCATTAATCTTTCTGGAAGAGCTACGAGCACGGGGTAAAGATATCAAGTGCGCGCGTATATATGATAATATAATTATTATGCGCACACACGTGAGGCTCCGAAAAACTTACCTGACTTAATGGAATTAACTTTTTCATCCGTTAAACAAAAGCCGCCCCGACATGAGCCAGCATGTCGGTTTGAGTTCAAACGGACTCCAAGTTTTTATTTCCATTTAACAGGTTTTTGCCTTTTGGGTTAATGTTAACTGACTGGTTTTGGGTTTTTTAGGGGTGTTTTTGATGATTTTTGATTGATTTGTGATGATTTGAGAGGGATTTCTCCTCTAAGCACGGGTTCCCATCCCTCGGCAGGGAATATATCCGAGTTTGTATTTATGTTTGCCGTTGACGGTTAGGTATATATCCCTAAATCGCATCCCGGAGGGCATGGAAAAGAAACACACTCTCGGCGCACATCAGGAACTCGCGCTGTCGGTGATGGACGCAAACAACTCGTTGCTCATCGCGTACGGATGCGGCACGGGCAAAACGGCGATCGCGTTGATGTGGACGCTCCGTGCTATAAAACGCGCAGACGTGCGCCACGCATTGGTGATATGTCCCGCATCGCTCATATCCAACTGGGAAGACGCCATCGCCAACCTCGGTGATTTCGAGGGCGTAACAGCCGAAGACGTGGATTTGCTCACGAGACGCGTCAAGATCCGGTCCTTCCAAAAGATATACAAGCGCGAGGTACGCATAGTCGAGCATCGCGACGGCACGTTCTCCGAAAAGAAGATGTATTCCCTGAGGGAAGACGTGGACAAGCAGTGGGGTGTCATCTTCGTCGACGAAGCGCACTGCATCGGCGCTCACGACTCGAGACAGACCAAGGCGTGTCTCACACTGGCGAAGCTGTCGAAACGCCGCTACGCCATGAGCGCGACGCCTTTCCACGGCGGCGGGGGCGCATCAGACTTCTCCAAGCTGTACGGCATCGGGAACTTCATCGCTCCGGACACTTGGCCCACATGGTCGAGCTTCTGCAAAGAGCTCGTCACATCTTACAACAAGTGGCATCAGCCCCGGAGCTACAACGTCGAAGCGTGCGAGGAGTGGGTGCAGGGACATGGGATATCCTGCCGTATAGAGGACTGCTTCGACATGCCCCTGAGGTTGAAGCGCGACATCCCCTGTCCGCTGGTCGAAGTCGACGTGTACAAAGACATACAGAAGGGCAACATCCTGCCTTACGGGGTGGAGATCACCGCGGCCGGAGGTCAGTACATCAAGATGATGCAAATATGCTCGGGCTCCATGAAAATCAACGACAGCAAAACAATGATGATGAAATGCTCGAAGGATGACGCTTTGGCGGATATCATCGAAGGGATGGATCGCAAGCTCGTCATCTTCTGCAACTTCACCGCGTCCGTCGAGAGATGCGCTTCCGTCTCCAGAAAAGCGGGGAAGCAAACGGTCATCTTCGACGGTCACTCCACAAGGGAGACGTGGCGCGACTTCCAGTACGGGGATGCCGAAGTGCTCGTTTGCCAATACCGGTCGGGAGGAATCGGCATCGACCTGGACGCATCGGCGTACACGATATTCTACGAGCCGTGCACATCCGCGATGATCTTCGAGCAGGCGCACGGACGCGTGTACAGGCCGGGACAACAGTTCCCGTGCACGTACGCGTATATGTACACTCCGAAGACGATAGAGGAGAAGATTCTTGCCACCGTCAAGTCCGGTCGCGACGTCAGCAATAAGATGCTCGAGGACTGGTCGCAGCACTCATTCTGATAACTTAGTTAACATAATATAGTACTAATCATATACTACTAACGCACACCGGATAAGCGGGTGCAGGAGCATGAAATGACAGACGAAAAGAAAACATTGGGAATGAAACTGAATGCGTTCCGCAAGGACGCGATAGTGTTGGATTGGAAAGACGACGGCCGTGTGGAGTTCAAAGCCGGCGGTTCGTACAAGTACCTCTCGGCGGACAAGGTGAAGAAACAACTGTCGCCCCTATTGGCGAAGCACGGATTGGAATTGAAGTTCGAGTACTCCGACCTGACGAGGGTCAGCGCACCCGAGTCGTCCGTCTATCACTTCACGCTGAAGCTGACGGCGATGATTCTCGACATGGATACAAACGAATCGCTGTCGTCGCAGATATACGGCGAAGGCGCGGACACGGGCGATAAGGCGATACCGAAAGCGCAGACCGCCGCCCTCAGGATGTGGCTGACGACTTTCCTGCTCATAGCGGACGGAATCGACCCCGACGCGGAACCCCGCTCGAAGTTCAACTCGTCCTCCGCGGAGAAGGAGGAGATGCGCAGTGCCGCATTGGAAAAGGCAATCCCGCCTAAGATGAAGCCCGCAGAATCCCCGCAAAGCCCTCAGAACCTCGCGGAGAAGCCCGACGAGATTTCGGACGAGGAAACGCCCACCCCGACGGTCGGAGCCCCGCAAAACGAGGTTAAGACCGCAAAGCTCGCTTCCCCTCTCGTCAAGACCATCGAGAACATCTCCGCGTCGATGCTCAAGAAGTCGCAGAACGGCACCATCCCGTTGTGGGAGTACGAAGCCTACGTCAACGAACGCGACGCCGCGAAGACCACCGCGGATTACAGCGCGCTGATCAAGAGGTACAAATGACACGCTATATGTCTCCGACGTGCGAGTACGTCCCCGAGGGCCGTCGCATCAGGGCGGTCGAGCCCAAGATGAAGAAGGTCTCGGGAACGATGATGGCGGGCATCCTCGGCAGGTCGCCGTGGGCATCGCCTTTCACAGTATCATGCGATTTGCTCGGTCTCGCAAGGGAAGACATCAGCGACAAGCCTGCCGTCAAGACGGGAATCGCGTTGGAGGAAACGATAATCGCCTACGCCGACAGGACATACACGGGAGTGGGTTCTTTCATATCCGCCGACAAAATCTACGAGAAACGCAAGGGCGACCATGCGTCGTGGGTCAGCGACTTCGACGACGATACGTTCGCGGGACACGTGGACGGCATCGTTTTCGATGCGCAAGGCGATGACTACATACTCGAGGTAAAGACGTCGGCGAACATGGAGTCATGGGCGGAAGGCGTGCCGGAGTACTACTACTGGCAAATAGCGTTGTACAACGCGTTCATCTGCAAGAAGCGCAAGGCTTACGTCCTGCTCGGCATCGTGGATGAAGAGACGCACCGCAACCCCATGTGCTGGGTCCCCAACGAGCGCACCGTCGCGCTGTACGAGATAGTATTCGACGACGATGAGGTGTACGACGGTCTCGAGCGCGTACGCGAGTGGTACGCTGCGTTGAAAGAGACTAAAACCACAACCGAGTGCAACGTCCTCTCCGACAGGGACATGGAGATGCTCCAGCATCTCATACTGTTGGCAACGGACATAGGCGAGATGCGCACCCATGCGAACAGACTGTGCGAGCTGTCCACGGTGATCGACGGCTTCAAAGAGGATATGAGCGACTCGGTGGCCGAGTTCGACGCACTCAAGGAGAAGCTGAAAGCATACATGGACTATAACGACGTCTCCATACTGGTGGGAGACGGCGGTTCGGTGGTCATGGGCACCCAATCGCGGACGTCCTGGGACGAGGACGCGATGGTTGCGGACGGCATCGACCCCGCCAAGTACAAGAAGACAGGCACGACGAACACAATCAGAATTAAAAAGGTGAAGTAAAATGGCATTCAAGAACGAAGAATGGAAGTACAGCGATGTGACCGACGCCCCCGCCCCCGTGGCAGAGGGCCGCAGATTCCTCAAGATAGCGGACTGCTACTACAAGGAAGACGACGACAAATACACGGTCGTCATGGAAGACCTTTCGGACAACGCGAGGTTCTCGTTGAGCTACTGGCTCACGGACACCCGTGACGGTAAGCACGAACCGAACATGGGCGCGAGGAGCACCCTGCTCTCGCTGGGCGCGGCCCTCAACGGCACGCCGTGCGGGATACCCAACCCCGACAGCGTTGTCGGCGGTGTCGTGGTCGGAGAGATCAAGAAGGGCACGGCGGGATACCGCAGGTGCTTCAAGTTCTACCCCGCACCCGAGTCCATGACGGTGTTCGCAGATATCGAGCAGTACAGCGTCCCCGACGAGTCGGAGGTCGCAGAATGACCCACGGCCGGGGTTCAACCCCCGGCTCAACGGTGATTGTATGGAATTGTTTGTGACCAAATACCCGTGGTTCAGGGACGCCCCGAACAACCGCGTCTATGTGTACTGGTACATTCCGAAGGTGTGGGGTCTCCCCGCAGGCGAAGAGTTCATGTTCAAGACGTGGCCCGCCGACGGGAAAGAACCGAAGACGGCCGAATACGGCAAAAACCGTGTACAGGGCAAGAGCACGTACATCCTGCAAAACGGTGCGGGATACGAGCGCGACAAGCTGTACACGTTGAAGATATGGGTGTGATGATATGACAGAGGAGAGCAGAATCAAGAAAGAGATAACCGACCTCCTGGACATACGCGGAGCCTACTGGATTCGCGTGGCGGGAGGGTCGTACAGCAAGATAGGAGACCCCGACCTGGTGGTGTGCTACAAGGGCAGGTTCATTGCGCTTGAAGTGAAGACCCCCACCGGGGTGCAGAGCGAGTGGCAGAAGACCAGGGAAATCCAGATCAAGACTGCTAGAGGTGTGTACGCGATAGTGGAGAGTGCCGACGACGTGGAGAAGGTACTCGCCGATTCCATCAAGGAGGTGAACCCGTGGCTGCAACGCTTAAAGCAATAATCACGTACTACGACGGCACGTCGGAGACGGTGGACCTGAAGCACTCGTCCGAGCTTGAGAACTACAAGCCGTACAAGTGGGCCACCGTCGTCAGGTACGACTATCCGACGGCACCCAAAGTTTACGAGTACTCCCCTCAGGGTCTAATCACCGAGAAGTACTCCGTAAAACGCTGATCGTCTCATTTCATCATGGCGTCGTATCCCCCGTCACGCAACGCGTTGTATAAAGCGAGTTGCGAGTCGGCATCGGTGCACCTGACGATCACGGTAAACTTCTTACGCCCCGAGGAAGGGGCAGGTATTTCTTCTCCGTCTTCGCTATCATCATCGTCGTCCTCGCCGAAGTCGTCCGGCACATCGAACGTGAAGCCGAACGTTTTGAAGTCGAACGCTTCGCTCAACTCCGCAATCTCGGCGTCCATCAAATCGAAATTGTATCCCTCGATTTCGGCGGACTTGTTGTGTATCAGCCGATAAGCGCGCGCTTCGTCCGCCGTCATGGGATGGACGATGCAGGGCACCTCCTTGTATCCCAACTCTTTGACGGCGAGCCATCTGCCGTGCCCTGCGATTATCGTCCCGTCCTCCGTTATATCGATGGGGTCGCAGAAGCCGAACCTCAGAATCGAGTCGCGGATGACTTGCACGCTGTTGCTCCCGTGGAGCTTGGCGTTCCTGTCGTATGGTTTCAACCCGGCCACGGGCTTCATGACAACTTTCAGTTCGGCGGTCATTTCTTCACCCAATAGGGTAAATTGGAGACTTTCGCAATCAGATTTTTATATTCAGCACTATTGGGATTGGTATCTTTCAAGTTGTCAATCTCCTTTTCTATGAACTTCTTCACATTACCCTCGCCGTATTTTTCAAAAAACCGAGATGCGTTGGTTGCTGTCATGACCTGTTCCATCAAATCGGGTGTTGGTGCCGTCGATGCGTCGGTCTTCGCAGCAGTCCGCGTGTCCGCAGGAGTCTGGGTCTTTGCCTGCTCTTCCACATACTCGTCCCATTCATCTTTGAAGGCTATGAGTACATTATGAATATCAGTCAGAACCTTGGTTTTCGGATCCTCGGCCTGTTTGGCGGACTCGGTAATCTTTTTGACGGCTGTGTTTATTTCTTTGACGATATCGCTATAATCTTCGACATCAGTATTGTTATCTTTAAACCAATTCAGGCGGAATAAATAATCAATCCAGTTTTGCACAGCTTTTACTACATTCTCTTCCAACCCCCAATTAGCCACGTTTTGCTTGTGTTTATTCAACATTGCGGATAATTGTTCGGGAACTTCGGCAACTTCCCGAGGGGTAGTAATAGCGGAAGTCGATTCAACAGATTCGACCGTCATATTGTCTTCTACCAGGTTGCTTTCTTCTTCACTCGCTTCAATATCATCCTCTGCACCGTCGTCTTCCGTTATTTCATCCGCAGGCACAAGCACTTTATCCGCGCGGCCCTGCCTTTTGTTCAAGAACGAACCGGGCTTGACAGTCATTGTCTTCTTGGGTTTAAGATCCGATAATGTTTTCAAATATTCTATTTTTTTATCAAACAGTTCCTGTGGCATTTTATTTACATCGTCAACAAAGGCGTTAATGAATCCTGTCGAGTTAGCGGATGCGTTCGATTTACCATGTTGCTGTTTCAGTATGAAATCCCGCCAATAGTAATCGAATAGTATGGAGAGATTCTTTTCATATTCCATATCAGCAACTGCGTTCTCTGATGCAATGGGGTTCGGATTCTTCTTAAGACATTCCTGGAACATGTCGGTTTTAAACCTTTCCAATATGCTGTCCTGTATACTCCATTTTGACGCGCTGGTACCCAAGTTTATAGAATAATCCTTCTCCTTCATGAATTCACGATAGACTTCGTCATTGAACTCAGGAGTGCCGGTCGGAAATATTGAAGTTTCACGGAGTTTCGCATACACTCTTTTGTAATGGTTATAGTTCGTATCGCTGTTTGCGATTTTCGCATCCGGGCGTTGCTCGAAACTGCGATTCAAGGCGGTGGCAAAAGAATCACTTAACTCCGAACCTCCGGTAATTGGTTTCCCGTTTGCCCATTTACCGACAAACAGTTTGATTTGTGCGGCATTCTTCTTTGCATCATATTCCCTCTTGTTCAGATCGCTTTGGCGAACATTATTGTTTTTCTGACGTTCCTTTCTGCGGGCATCGGCTCTTTCGAGCGATGTTGTACTGGCTACACCGCCGCGATCATTCATCGGATGCTTGGCGTACGCATCCTGCAATCCGGGTATACGGAGCCTTTCGCGTCCCATGTTGTTTATTACGGTCAACGCCTCGTTTGAGAAATAGCACAGCGCCGATATCGCGTTGAAATCCGCTTTGGTCAGATAGAACTCGTCCAGATTGTCTTTGTCATTTGCTTCGGGACGGTATATGTTAGCCGCTATCGAGGGCGACCGCGTGCCGAAATAAACAAGGCGGTCATACAACGTATGCGCATCGAATTTAGAGTTGCCGTTGGTAGCCACAGTATCAAACATATAATCCAGAAGTGTGACGTATGATTCAGTACTTAGGAATTTTTGAGAACCGTCCCTATGTCTGGTGAACATACGGATGACATTGAGAGGCATGCCCACGTTGTCGAGCAATGGCCTATACCCCTTTTCGATTAATATATTGGAAGCGTTACGATCGGTTGCATCTACGATTCCCTGTTGATATATCGACCTCATATTAACAGGTTTAAACTCTCCCTCTTCAATGTTGTACATGGCGGAAGAAAGAGTGTCTCCTACTTTGAAGGACGGAAGGTTCCGAGGTTTACCTCTGAGGTCGGAATAATGAGATGTGTGTATATTCATCGCGTTTATCAGATTTTTATTCAACTTGCCGGACGGTTCGACCGGCTCCCAATCCTCCTCTGCATATTCGTCTCCGACCTCCTCGGTTTCGACATCTTTGGCCTTAGCCTTGGGTTTGGCAGTCTCGGGTTTGACCTCCTCAGGCTTGTCAACCTTGGGTTTGGCAGAACCCCCACCCGTTGTCGTTTTCGCACGGGTGGTAGAGCCGGAGACTGCAACACCCCTCGATGAACCAAATTTATCTTCATGCTGTGTATAAAATTCCCGATTATCGGCTTCATCTTTATCATTCCGTTCCTTAAGATTCTTCCTGTTTGTGTCGTTGACTTTTTTCTGAGCCTCGAGCGCTTTCAACTCTTCGGAAGTGAGTTTTTTGGGTTTCGCATCCGTTGCAGTAGTGGACTCGGCAGGCTCGACCTTGGTTTTAGGCAGAGCGGTCTTGGCCTGTTTCTCGTTTGCGGATTCCGCGCTGAATGTCATGGGTTCCTCCTCCGCAAAGCACTTGCGACGCCCGACGCGTTATTCGGCGGGTGGATAAGTGTGGTCTTGTTCGTGGGTTTGGACGCGGCGACGTTGAGGCGCTCTTCGTTCAGGATCTGCACCATCTTCATATACTTCTTGGCCTGACCCGGGTCGACCGGCAGGAACCAATCACCGCTCATGCCCGTGGTGTTGCCAACATTGTGCGTTATGTCCATCTTGGCGAACAGAGGGTCGTCGGCCTTCCACACCTTCCATTTGCCCACGTCGTCGGCGGCGGCGTTCTTACCGTCTCTGACTCTCCAGTACACCTCGCGCATCATCTTGTCATGGGGCTCGCGGGCATTATTGGCGGTCGTCGCCGGGAACGCGGACAAGGTGAAGTCCAAATGCGATTGCAACAGCTCCGGGTTGCCGTCGCATGCGCTCAGTCTGTCATACAGTATGTTCATATGCTTTGCCTTGTTGTACTTCTTCTTCCATTCAGGATAGTCGGGATCCCCCGCGGGCGGTTCCGCCTTCTTAAGGGATTCCGCTTCCAGCGCGAAGGATTTGCGCATGCTGTCGCTGAGACTGCGGCTGTTACCGCTGTCGGTGTACACGAGGGGCGAGCCGTAGAACACAGCTTCTTTCACGCCCCTGTATGCGGAACCCATCTTGTCCAGTTGCGCTCTGTTGATGTCGGAGACGTCCATCGCGTACATGCCGTTCTCGGACGCCATGTTCCCCATGTTCCCCGACAGCCTGTATGCGGCCGCGTTCATGTCGGATATGACTCCGGACGTTCCCTTGGATTTGCTGTTGACGTCTTTGAATGCGTTTTGGGCATCTCCCGCGAACACCTCGGTCCCGCCGATGTTGGCTTGGATAAGGTCGTTCACCGTTTTGGTCGCCTCCCTCATATTGTTGACATCTCCGCCTGCGAATGCGTTTGCAACTTTTTGTGCAGTCGCCCGATCGGACAGGCGCTCGATGTCCGCGAGGAAGCCCGAATCCGTCGACAGCTTACCCGCGGCCACCCTGCGCATCTTCATCGCCGCTTCCGTGGTGTGCTTCCCCTCGTCCATGCGACGCGACTGTCTCAGCGCACGTATGGCGACAAGCTGGGTCTTGAAGTTCTCGGCAGCCTTGCGGTCTTCGGGACTGAGGTTCTTGTTGGACTGGAGCTCCATGTCCATCATGTGTATGTATTTGTCGATTGTCGTCGGGTGCGTCGCGGGATCCCATATGGACTTCAGGTTCCCGTCAGACAGTGCCAGCACCTTGGACACGGGGAAGTTGTGCCTGTCCATGTTCTGCTTGAACAGCTCGTCCTTCCTCACCCTCTCTCTGTCCTCCCACTCGGTGTACAGCGTCTTGCAGGCTCTCGTCGTCCTGTCTATCTCGTATATCTCGTTCGTCGTTTTAGCTTTGCTTCTGGCCTTGTCCAACTCGCCTATCATCGTCTTCAGCGTGGACTTCTTGTTCGGCACGGGGATGGCGTATCCGTTGATGTCCTCCATCCCGCGCATGTGCTTGAAATTGTCGCCTATCGTCGCATACACCGCGCCGTGCAGTGCTGGTCCGATTTTCTTAAGACGACCCAAATAATCCGAGTGCTGTTTCTTCAGGACGTCGTTCTTGCGGCGCTGATCCTCGGTGTCCCCGCTGCGCATGTCCTTCACGGCACCGCCTACACCCTTGATCATATTGTCCAGATTTTTCACCGCAGTCTGTTGCTTCAGCGCTTCCGGCGTGTTCGCCGTGTACGTCTTTGACGCAGCCTGCTCTCTTGCGGCCTTGAGCGCGTCCACCGTCTCGAACAGCTCCTCGCGGGTCATGTTGCTCACGTCTTTGCCGTTGAGAACACCCGACGCTATCGCCGCCGCGTCGTTGAACCCGTCGACCTCCGCCTTGCGGTTGGCTCCGTATAATGTCTTCTCAAGCTTGGGGTCGTGCGGATTGTTCACGTTGAAGCGATGCGCCGCGTCCGTGATGCTGTCGTTGACCGATTTGATACCGGTCATGCCGATGGCCAGCGCACGCCCCGCCGCGCTGACCGGGTCTCCCGACAGCATCGCGGAGGTCACGTCGAACATCCCTTTGAATAAGCCGTTGGCCGCGCCCGGCAGCGATTCCATGAACGACGTCATCCCGCGCATCGCAGCCTCCTGCTTGCGGTCCATGTGAGACATATCTTTATGTTTGAACATCTCCTCCTCTTCGGCGGTTATCCCGTAGCCCACTCCGAGACCTCTCGTCCTGAGATACTCGGCATCGCCGTTGGAGTCGCGACCCCACATGTCGCGGCCGAAGTCCTCGGCGGTCACCCATTCGTTGATACGGTCGTCGTAGACCATAGCGCGTCCTTTGTCATCAGCTTTGAGATACTCCTGCGGTTGCTTCGTCACGGGATTTATGCGGTAGCCTTTGGCGACCTTGCCGTTCATGGAGACCGTGCCGTTGGTGTTGACGGTGAACGGCGCCCCGTATTTCTTATTTATATTGCCGAGTACCTCGACTTTCTCGGCTTTCTTGTCGGCGGACTTTTTTCCATCGGCGGCGAGCTTATTCTGCTCTGTCAGCTCAGCCACCGCAGTGTCGTTGCTGACCGGGGGCATCTTCTCCCCGCTTTCACCGCCCTGCCCGGGGAATGTCTCATCGAGATAGTTCTGTTCGCCGATTCTGTCGATGGCCTTGTCGGCGGCGGCGATCGTCTTCGTCGTGTCGTTGGGAGGTTTGACCACCTGTCCCGGGCTATCCGTTCCCGAGTCGCCGGGTTTGTCGCCCCCGACGGAAATCTCCGTGTCGGGCTTACTCCCGCTTGCGGGAAGCCCCGTCTTAGGGGATGTACCATTCAAATTGGAACCCACAACCGCTTCCCCTTCTATCTCGCCGGGAGTATCCAAATTGAATCCCTCGGTGGGCGGGTCGTTCTTCCTGAACGCCGTCTTCGTGCGAATAGTCGCATCTGTCATGACCCCGCGTATGCGGTGCAGGTTGAAAAACAATAGGGTTACCGCGCCCCTCCGCAGAGGCGCGGTGCAGGGCGCTCAGCCCAGTCTCAGGTTGCCGACGGCGCGGTACATGCGGGGCACGTCGCATTGGAGCACTGCGTACACTATGCCGAGGAACCGTTCCGCGTCGCCGTTCACGTTCGCCAACCACCATTCCCACGCACGGCGCAGCCGCTCCTCGGGCACGTCCACTATGACGTGTCTGTCGAGACGGCCGGAGCGGAACGTCACCAGCGTCGGCACCGCGTGCTTGTCGCGCGCCCCTATCATCGACGCGATAGTCGCTCTCGCATCGTCCGACCACGGCTCGGTCTTGGTCTCGTTGACTTCCGTCTTGGTCTCGGTCTCGGTCTTGACCTCGGCTTCCTCCTTGGCCTTCTCCGGCTTGAACGTCGGCTCCGGTCTCTTGCGCGCAGGCGTGCTCATAGTGCCACCAGCTTGTCGTACGGAATGTACATGTCTTCCAACCAGTACTCCAGCGCCGACCCCGGGAGTCTCCGTCTCGCTTCGTGCACGTCTCCGTCGCACGCGTCCAGCAGAAGCTCCGCCTGCTTCTCGCCTCTGGCTCTCGCCTCGGCAGAGCCGGACGCCCCCACACAGGGGACGCGGCCGAACACATCTCTTATAAGCTGAGCGATGTCGCAGTTGCCCGCCGGCAGCTCGATGAGACTGACGTTGCGACCGGTCCTCGCCTGCTCGTCGTGTATGCGCGAGAACATCGAAAGCAACGTGTCGAGCGCGTGCATCTTCACCCCGCTCCCGCCGTGCGCGGGGTCCTCGCGGACTATCGCGTACGTCATCACGGTCTCACCGCCGGCATGTACACCTGCGCTATGGGAACCCACGTTCCTCTGTATGACTCTTCGACGAACAGCGTGACGTCCGCGTTCAGGCTCTCCAACGCCGAGCCGGGCGATGTCATGCGCTCGACCCACTCGCGGGCCTCGGTCTCGGTGTCGAACAACTCCCTGGCACATATGCGCAACGGCGTCTCGGCCGTGACACGCATCATTCCCCATCCCTCGCGAGACGTTCCCTGCACCAGTACGGCGACTTGCAGGCGGGACACACCCTGGGTAACGAGCCCCTCGTCGCCCGCCTGGGTATCCACTCGTGACTGCAACGCCCGCATTTGAACATAGCCGGCGGCTCTCCGCATCTGGGACACACGCCCGTCCACTGGACGCAGACGACCCATGTGTCACACCCCCTGCAATACAGGATCTGACGACCCTTTTTGACGTCTTTCATGCCACTCGGATGGCTGCGGAGGGATATATACCTATCCATTTCGGAGGGCAAAAAAAAATTGAGGTTGGGTTTTGGGGATGGGGGCCGGGAGAAAGTGATGCATTATGAGGGGCGGGAGGGAGGGGTTGGGAGAAAGTGATATATTAGTAAGGATTTTGGGGGAAAAATGTAGAGTGGCACTACCCCACCCCCCCTACCTACATTTTCCCCTATCGCGGTACATTGTCCTACGGTGTACGACATGGCTATATACTTCCCATGCCCATGTACCATTTGACCTTGTGCTCGGAGATAGTGGGTATCCCCTCTTAGTTACGCTCAACGTATCTAAGAAGGTACCATGACGTTTATTGATTCGTTCGATTCGATATGATTCTAACTCATAGCGTTCAAATGCGTTTAGATTCGTAACGATTCATACGGAATTAAACATGAACGGATTCAGGTTTTAGTCTAACATATCCGAATCGAACGATTCGTAACGTAACACTATCTCTGATTCGTTCAGTCGATTCATGGAATCGCATGAAAATGAAACCGAACGAATCGTTCTGTTGCTGGATATCGCACATGACGAAAAGCCGAACGGTAATAACCCATGTGTCCGAACAAAATTAAACATTTTAAGCAATTTATGTCAGATACGGTTTAAACACCCGTTCTGGCTCCAACGGAAAAACAAAAAGGAGATATGAAAAATGATGGAGGAGGGGAATATGCCAGTTACTGCATACACCCGAAAATCCTGCGCATACCGACTGGGGATTGTGTCCATAGGTTTATGGAGGGTACTGAAAAGTTCCAAAACTCATGGAGATGCAATGACTGGGATGCCCACTATGAACGGGTTTTCCGCTACTGTCCACTAAGAACTAAGCCATGAATCACCAACCGAAACCCCTTAATTTTTACATATGTCCGTGAGGGTTTAAACTCACCCAATCGGGCTCACCAAACGGTTTAATATAATTTCTTAGGAGGAAGAAAAATATGATGTACACCAACATGGAAGGACGCGACTATATGACGGTCAACGGAAATGTTGTTCTTGATGTATACGGCATGAAGCCTGGCAACAAGGAATACACGCGTGAAGAACGTGCGGTACTTTCTGCGCTTAGGGCGGAAGCCTACGGCATCGAGGACGCAATAGTCGAGATGAATGAATAAAATCGTTCATCGTGCCATGCACACGACAAAACCTTTTACCAGTTTTTTCGACAAGGAGAGATAAAAATGAATGCTAACATAACAGCAA